AATGTAGACGAAGAGGTTGAGGATGAACAACTGGAAAGCATCGGAAATCAGTTCTTAACCGAAGAAATGCTCAAGTTAATGAAGTGAGCATAAACTTTAAGGAGTTGTAGTTATGGATATTATGGAAATGGGTGCCAGTGATGACCTCGTACAAAAGTGGGGTCCCGCATTAGACGGCATCGAAAGTGATTATACCAAGAGAATGACTGCACAGCTTCTGGAGAACCAACTTAAGTCAGTTCAGAACGAGCAGCGTCAAGATGAAGCCGCTATCGGTACTGGTACTACTACTGTTGGTAGCCTCGGCACTTTCCAGAAGTTTGCATTCCCTCTCGTTCGTCGGGTATTCCCCGAACTTATCGCCAACAGCCTCGTTGGTGTTCAGCCTATGAGCGGTCCCGTCTCACAGGTCTTCTACCTTGGTTCTTCCAGAGCCTACGGCAGCACCAAGCAGTACCTCTACAGTAAGTACCAGATTACTTACAGAGGTCTTACTACTGGTGAGCCTCAGTTCCGTGCTGATACCAGCACTGTGGATGAAATCGTAGCTGACGCTACTGTCGATTCTCAGTCCATTGGTGCTTCTGCACTAAGTGCTACCTTCCGTGACGGTAGCAACATGGCCTCTGCTATTGCTAACTGGCCCGCTGCTGCTTACGCTCAAGGCTGGTCAGTATCTGCTGGCGAGCGCATGACTGGCACTGGTATTCCAGAGGTCACTCTCCAGATCGAGCAACAGCCTGTTGTCGCACGCACCAAGAAAATGCGTGCTCTCTGGACTCTCGAAGCTTCTCAGGACCTCAAGGCTTACCACAACCTTGACCTTGAGCGCGAACTTACCGACATCCTTGGTAAGGAGATTCGTCTAGAGGTTGATCGTGAGCTTATCGAGAACCTTCGTGGTATTGCTTACGATCTTACTGGTGGTGATCCTGACGGTGATCTTTTCCAGTACAACATGCTTGATCAAGGCACCAACCAGAAAGGTCTTGGTCAGTTCAACGGTGTTAACAGCGACTCCAACTTCAGCGGATTCCTTTTCGATTCCACTGGTCAAGAGATGGCTCTTCCTGGCGTTGCAGGAAACAACAAGAATGTCTGGTTAGTAGACCTCGGTACTACCTCACTAGGATTCGCTCCTCGCCATGTCGGTGATGTTTACGCCAACCTTCTTGGCGTAATCAACTTCGCCTCACAGGACATCTACAAGACCACTCAGCGTGGCGCTGGCAACTGGATGCTTTGTGCTCCTGCCGTCGCTACTCTGCTTGAGACTGCCTCCAGACTAACTGGTGGTATCGAGTCTTCTGATGCTCCTACTAACTTCGGTCCTGGCACTATTCAGTTCCGTGGTAAGTTCATGGGTCGTTATGATCTCTTCGTAGATCCTCTCTACCCTGAGGGCGAAATTCTCATGGGCTACAAGGGTTCTGGCCCAATGGATGCTGGTCTTATCTATGCACCTTACATTCCATTCCAGGCTCTACCCACCATCACTGACCCTGAGAGCTTCCAGCCCAGAAAGGGTATCCTTACCCGTTATGGCAAGGCAGTTGTTAACCCTGCCTCTAGATTCTATCGCGTGATCCGCCTCGTTGGTGCTGGCGGTCTTTACGATCCCTACGGGAATGTCTGATAGACCATAACCTATAAGCGCCCACTCCTCAAAAACTGGGGGGTGGGTGCTTTTTTATTTAAATAGACTATATATACATATGAAGTACAAGTATAGATGTATATCTAGGTTTCCTCTACTTCTGGACATTGATGGTAAACTTATTACCATTAGACCTAATCAGGTGATTGAATCAGATGTTGAACTAGGTTATGATCTTTTAAAAGAAATAGTAGAAAAGAAGCCTAGTCCTAAGAAACCTAAGAAGATTACCTCCAAGGAGATAAAGAATGGCAACAATAGTAGTTCCTAATGTCACAGGTTATGGCAACAGTTTTTCAAATGTCGCCAGCCAAAGTGTAGGTGATCACAAATCTCCAGATACTAAAGAGATAGATCTTGATAACCTTAACAAAACAAGACAGTCTGACATTGTAGAATTCACTGAATTCGAGCAGCAGATTAGGGACTATATTCTAGCAAGTTTAGGCCACCCTGTAGTTAGGGTAGAGCTTAATGACCATCAGTTAAAGCTTTGCGTAGACGAGGCGATAACTGAATTAGATTATCACTCACCTCAACTCACTAGACAGTACGCAGTATTCCATACTACTGGAGGTTATAACCTTTATCAACTTCCTCAGTACATTCTTAGAAACTTAGTCTATGTGACCTTTAAGAAAACATTACTCAGCATCCAGTCTCAGGCTGGTACACTAGAGTTTGATTTCTTCATCAAGTATTTCCAAGACAACTATCTATTTGATAACTTCACCATCGGTGATTACTACTTATTACAATCTACGCTAGAGACGACCAGAAGAGTTCTAGGGCAAGACGGTGGATGGGATGTTATAGATGGTCAATATCTACAGCTATACCCAGTGCCTGCTGTTGGTGATGTGGCTATTGTCGAGTACAGAGCTATGAACTCAATGACCATGACACCCAAGATGAGAAACTGGATACAGAAATACGCTTCTGCCTGTGCCACATCTTTACTCGGTCAAGTTAGAAGTAAGTTTAAGATTGTTCCTGGGCCAGGAGGAGGCACCCAACTTAATGGAGAGGCTCTTCTAAAGCAGGGAGAGGATATGAAAAAGCTACTTAAAGAGGAGCTTATCAATGAGGTTGAAGAACCTCCCATGTTCACCACAGGCTGATGGCAAAGAGATTCAAAGTTAATAGGCAGATGCAGGACCTTCCTAAGTTGGAAGGAGGAACTCCGTTATCATTTTACGATCCTAGCAACCCTGATGTTAACCTATTCAATCTCGTAGACGATGAGATTATAAGAATCTCAGGATCTCCCATACAGTATTTCAAGCAGCTAGTTAACGAGGATTATGATGATGTCTATCTTGAGTCCACAAGAAAAGCCGTAGTCTCAGAACCTCTATTAGTTCATGGGTACTACGAGCCCTCTGTAGTTGAGGAGGTTCTTTCCAAGTTCGGTATAGAACTTACTAATGACCAGCAGTTTGTATTTAACAAATCGTATATTGAGTCCGTAATCGGGAGAACTCCTGAGCCAGGGGATCAACTCAAACCTCAGTTTCAGAATCAAAAGTACGAAGTAAGTGAGGTTCAAGAAGACAGCTTTGAGATGTATGGTGTTTACCATGTGGTATGCACAGCCAAGCTCCTTCGTGATGATATTGAAACTCTCAACCAAGAGGTTTCAGATATAGCCGACAGTCCTGGGGGGTACATAGACCTTGATTAGTGATAGAGATAGAAATTATTTCCTTGATAGAATGGCTAAGTATAGTGAGAATCCTTCTATAAAATCATCTTACTATAAGGAGCTTTTACGAAGCCTTTTATCAGACATAAAACTTTCCTATATTGATGACCAAGGAGATCACAAAGTTCTTAAGTTGCATCACGGTAAACAGGAACGCATGGTAGCAAAGAAGTTCCAAGAGAATAACATAATCCTACCTTACGCTACAATTTATCAGAATGGTATAGAAGAGGACACTAAAAGAAGAAGAACGGGAGATACGCTTGTATACTCTACAGTTTGGGATGAGGATGAACAAAGAGCTAAAAGAGTTGTAAGCATAGCCGATGTTCCTGTAAAGGCAAAGTACAGCCTTAATGTATGGTCTAAGTATATCTCACATATAGATCAGATCTCCAGCAGATTGAGATCTTATTTCAATCCCAATCTCAATCTTAGATTAAAAAATAATTTAATAGCTGTCTCTTTTTTATCTGCTGAGGAGGATGAGTCCAAGATCGAGGTTAACGATAAAGAAGATAGACTGATCAGAAAAAACTTCACTATTGAGGTCCAAGGTTATATCCCATCTCCCAAGTTCCTTCTTACAAATACAGGAAAGATTGAGAGGGTAATACAAAATATCGAAATAACCGAATAAAAATAAAAAAAACAGACACGAAAATAGCTAACTAAGATAGGAGAAAACAATGAAAACAATCACTAACCATTCTCTACAAGGTTTTGAGATCTTCCTTAAGCAAGGTGATGCTGCGCTTAAGAGTATCCATCTCTTACCTAGACAATCAATCGTGGTTCCTGAATCTGCCATCAGTGAGCAGATTCTTTCCATGAGCAAAAGAAAGATTCTTAAAATTAAAAACGCCTGAGGAGTAAATTATGCCCACTTATGTAAGCCCTGGAGTATATGTTGTTGAGAAAGATATCAGTCAGTACCCTGCTGCTATCAACCCTAGCGTTGTTGGTATCGTAGGTTTTGCTGAAAGAGGACCTGTTGACAAGGCAACCCTTATCACTAACGGTGAAAGACTTGTCTCCACTTTCGGTGAGCCTAAGGAAGCCATCATCGGTCAAGCACTTGAAGGTGCCTTAGAAATTCTAGAGACAACTAACTCTCTCTATTTCGTTCGCTGTGCATCTACTAGTGCTATTGATGCTTCTGCC